GATTGGCCAATAGTAATTGAAGATAAAAGTTTTAATCTTCAATACGGAGACCTTTTAGTTTTTTGGGGCGCTGGACAAGCACACTGGAGAGATCCAGTAAAATTTAAAGAAGGCAGCAACACTGAAGTTTTAACTATGCACTTTTCAACAAGAAAAGATTTTGAAGAGTTAAATCTTCCTGCCAGAGATCCAGAATCAAGAAAAGCAAGACTTGCTTCTTGGAAAAAAGATCCAGTCTTTATGCAATACATAGAAGACTTTGATAAAAAAGAAAAAAGCCTGTAAGGGTAGATTAAAGATAGCCCGAAATTCTTTGGCTATTATTGTTATTTAATTAATTACTTTAACAACTATAAGATTGGATAAAAAAATGCAACAAGAAAATACTACCATAGATATGATAAATGGTTTGTCAGAGATCGCAGACTATATGCAGGATGAAGAACTGACTACGGCTTTAACCTTTATTGCCAAGATTATCATTAAGCCAGATATTCCGCTTAATGTGGCAACAGTAGAGATAGTTAGACTACAAGCAATTGCAGCAAAGATGGCCTTTAAAGCAACTTGGATGGCCAATGTCGATAAGTCAGATCGTGGAAAAAAGAATCTTTATTATACAGCAGCGGAATCTATTAATAGTTTGGTTGCAGCACTAAAGTACACAATCCGATAGTCTGCTATACTTATACTAATAGAAACGGAAAATAATGACAAAAAATTTACTACATACTGTTATGATTAAGCCAGAAGAAAAGCCAATCCACCCTATAGATATAGAGGGGCTAGAGGCAAAGATTAAAGAAGGATACACGATTACTCGTGTAGACAAGCATACAACAAAGAAAACTTTTGCTCCATCAACTATTGCTTATGGGCACGGAGAGTGTGCAAGATACTGGTATTTGGCTTTTGATGGCCAAATGTTTGAAGACAATGCAGACGCTTATAGCGCAGCGAATATGACTGCAGGAACACTGTCACATGCAAGAATTCAAAATGCAATGCTAAACGCTGGAATGGTAAAAGTCTATCGTGATGAGAATAACGAAGCCACAACAGAGTTTAAGATTACAAATGAAGATCCTCCTATCTTTGGGTATGGAGATGTCATGTTTAATTGGCAAGACCAAGAACTTATTGGTGAAATTAAAACAATGATGAATGAAGGGTTTGAATATAGAAAAGCATCAGGCAAGGCCAAGAACGGCCACCTAATGCAATTACTTATCTATATGAAGATCTTGAAGAAACCAACAGGTGTTATGATTTATGAAAATAAAAATAATCATGAACTTCTTTTGATACCTGTAGATGTAAACGATCATTACCGTCGGTGGGTAGACCAGGCATTTGATTGGATGAGACTAGTTAGAAAGACATGGGAAAATAGAACCCTGCCAAACAAAAACTATAGATCAAACTCCAAGATATGCAAGTCATGCCCAATTAAAAAAGCATGTGAGTCTGCAGGACCAGGCGTGTTAAAAATAGCACCCTTGGAGATTCTCGGTGAAAAACTGTAAATGCTGCGACAATCAATTTGAAGAATCAGTATCTTATCAGATATACTGTTCTTCACACTGTAGGGATATCGCAACAAAAGAAAAAATTGCTGAAAGATATCTACATTCAAAAAGACAAAAAAGAAGAGGAAAGACAAGGCTTTGCAAGTCTTGCTCTTTACCTCTCTCTATATACAACGACGATCTAACATGTTCTTCTTGTGCAGTAAATCCAGATGCGGTAAGTCGGGCAATTAAAGAAATAAAAGGAAAAACAAATGGTAAAAAATAAGTGGGGCCTAGAAACAAAGCCACATACAATTTGCGCTATTGACGCTAGTACTAACAGTCTTGCGTTTTCTTTATTTGCTGGAGAAGATCTTGAGTCAGTTGGCAAGATTAATTTTGAAGGAAACAACACCTATGAAAAAGTTATGGATGCAGGTAAAAAAGTAAAAGGATTTTTTGATATATATGGTGGGTTTGAAGCAATTATTATTGAGCACACAGTATTTATGAATAGCCCAAAGACTGCTGCAGATCTTGCCTTGGTCCAAGGAGCAATTCTTGGTGCTGCTGGTCAGACTGGAACTAAAGTAATAGGTACTGTTTCTCCTATTACTTGGCAGAACTATATAGGGAATAAAAAAATATCAAAAGATGAGCAACTATTTATTCGTTCACAGAATCCTGGAAAGTCTGTCTCTTGGTATAAAACCTACGAAAGAAACCTTCGTAAAGAAAGAACCATAAAGTTTATTAATACTATATATGATAGAACTATTACTGATAACGATGTCGCAGATGCTTGTGGTATTGGGCACTGGGCTATAAAAAACTGGGGGAAAGCAATTGGAGTTGACAAATAACATTATGGCTGCTAAACTATATACAAACGAATCTTTTATGCGTAAGAGATATCTTATGGATAAGAAGACTCCAGAAGAGATTGCCAATGAGTGCGGAGTTAGTCTAGAGACTATCTATGTCTACCTTGCAAAATTTGGATTAAGGAAGTCAAGGCGATGAATAAAGTTGAAAAAACACTGGTTGCACTTGCTGTGGCAGGTACTGTTGGTTTTGTATTTGCCTTTGCTGCTTTAAAAGGAATTCCAGAAGCATTTGATTGGGATGAAGACGATGAGTGATAACTTAAACATAACTGTTGACCAAGTTAATAATCCTTTACACTATACATCAGACCCATCTGGCATTGAGTGCATTGAAATAACTCGTCATCGTAATTTTAATATTGGCAATGCATTTAAGTACTTGTGGAGAGCAGGACTCAAAGATGAGGCCAAGACAATACAGGATCTTGAGAAAGCAATTTTTTATATAAAAGATGAGATAAACAGACTAGAGGGAAAATATGTCAACTGAAGACGATCTAGTTAAACATTTAGACCAAGTTAATTTAGTAGTAGAAGAATATCTAAAGGGCAATGATCCAACGGTAATCTCCAAGCAACTTTCAATACCAAGACAAAGAGTAGTAACTCTTATTAATGAATGGAAGGTTATGGCATCTGCTAACGATGCTATTCGTGCTCGTGCTAAAGAAGCACTGGCTGCTGCTGATACACACTACAGCAAGTTGGTATCTCGCACATACGAAGTTATTGATGAGGCATCAATGACAAACAACCTTAGCGCAAAGACAGCAGCAATTAAACTTGTAATGGATATTGAATCTAAGCGTATTGATATGCTACAAAAGGCTGGCTTGCTTGAGAATAAAGAACTTGCTGAAGAGATGATGGAAATTGAAAAACGTCAAGAGATTCTTGTTCTTATTTTAAAGGACATTGCATCAGAGTACCCACAGGTTCGTGATGAGATTATGCGTAGGCTTTCTTCATTTGCAAAAGACAACGAGGTGATTACAGTTGTCCACGACATTTAATGAGTTTTTTGAAGTACTAAAGGATAACAATTTTCAAGAAACTCCAGTAGATGCAAAGACATTTGTTGAAGGCGAAGTATACCTAGGCCAGCCTGGACTGTCTGACATTCAGTACGACATTGTTGAAGCGATGAGTCAAATATATCGTAAAGAAGATCTCATTGACATAATGGGAGAAGAAGAAGGAACAAGATACTTTGAAAAATATACTAAGAATGAGATTATCCTGCAACTTGGCAAGGGATCTGGAAAAGACTTTGTATCAACAGTAGCGTGTGCATATATTGTATACAAACTTTTATGTTTAAAAGACCCAGCAAAATATTTTGGCAAGCCATCTGGAGATGCTATTGACTTAATAAACGTTGCTATTAACGCACAGCAGGCTAAGAACGTTTTCTTTAAAGGTTTTAAATCAAAGATTGAAAGATCTCCCTGGTTTGCTGGAAAGTATTATGCAAAAGCAGACTCAGTTGAGTTTGATAAGTCTATAACTGTTTACTCTGGTCACTCAGAAAGAGAATCACATGAGGGATTAAACCTTCTTCTTGCAGTGCTTGATGAGATCTCTGGTTTTGCATCTGAAGTTGGAACAGGTAATGAACAAGGAAAGACTGCTGAAAACATCTATAAGGCTTTCCGTGGATCAGTAGACTCTCGTTTCCCAGACCTTGGCAAAGTTGTTTTGCTTTCATTTCCAAGATACCCAGGAGACTATATCTCAGAGAAGTATGATGCAGTTGTTGCTGAGAAAGAAGTAGTTGAAAGAACCCACGAGTTTATAATTAATCCATTGCTACCTGATACAGATCCAAACAATAAGTTTGAAATTTCCTGGGATGAAGATCACATCATCTCATACAAATACCCTGGAGTATTCGCATTAAAAAGACCTACATGGGAAGTAAACCCAACAAGACAGATTGATGATTTTAAGATTGCTTTTATGACTGACCTTGGAGACGCAATGATGCGCTTTACATGCGTACCAACCTTTGCTTCCGATGCATTCTTTAAGCAACAGGAAAAGGTAAGAGCCTGTATGACACTTAGAAACCCTGTGGATAACTTTAGAAGGTTTGACGAAGCCTTTAAACCAGACCCAACTAAGAAATATTATGTACACGCTGACCTTGCCCAAAAGCACGATAAGTGTGCTGTTGCTATTGCACATGTAGAAAAGTGGGTAAACATACAAGTAATTAATAACTACGAACAGGTAGCACCAATAGTAATAGTAGATGCAGTAGCATGGTGGGAACCAAAGGTAGAAGGCCCAGTCAATCTTTCAGAAGTTAAGCAATGGATTCAGAACCTTAGAAGAATAGGGTTTGATATTGGGATGGTTTCCTTTGACCGTTGGCAGTCATTTGATATTCAAAATGAACTAAAGCAAGTTGGAATGAAGACTGACACTGTTTCTGTTGCTAAAAAACATTATGAGGACATGGCTATGCTTGTGTACGAGGAAAGACTTGCAATGCCTGCAATTGATTTATTGTTTGATGAACTAACCCAGTTAAAGATCATGAAAAATGATAGAGTTGACCACCCACGCAAAAAGTCAAAGGACTTGGCTGATGCTGTGTGTGGAGCAATATTTGGGGCAATATCACATACCCCAAAAAATATGGACACAGATGTAGAGGTTCATACGTTTAGGGATAGGCCTAAACAGTTTGACGAACTACCTGACAATGTGATACACTATAAGCCTAGCCAAATAGATGACATAAAAGACTATTTGGATAGATTAAAAACACTATAAACAAGGAGAAATAATGAATTCATTTAAGAAAATCGCTCTAGCCATGGTTGCAGCCATGACTCTGGGCACAATCATAGCAACGCCTGCAAACGCTGCTGTAATGACAGTCGCTGTATCGCTTGATTCTGTAGCAAATACTACAAACTCAGCAATCGCAACGCCTGCATCATTGCCAGTACCTGCAGACAACTCAGTTGATGCTGCTGACGCACTAAAGTTTATTGCAACAGTTGATGTTGGAACAAGCGTTTCAGTCGTAGCAACAAACGCAACAATCGTGTCTGCACTACACACAACTGCTGCACCAGTAGGAGCAACATCAGGATCATCATCTTTGACAATTGCAACTGGTACAGGAACAACAGCAACATTTTATGTCTACACAAAGACAACAGCAATTGGTACAGTTGTAATCACAAATCAGGGTACAACACTTACATACTACGTACAGGGAACTGCTGGTAAGATTAATACTCTTACAGTATCTGCTCCTTCTGCTGGTGCTGCTGGTACAAAGCAAGACATCTCAGTAACTGCAACAGATACATTTGGTAATAAGGTATCTGCTAAGTCAATCACTGCAACAGTGTTTGCTTCAACAGCAGTTATGGATACAGCAACAGTAACAACTGGTGCTACACTTTCAGATTTTGGAGTTGCAAAGTTTGTTGCAACACTTCCAGCAACTGGAACACGATCACTAATCACATTCTCACCTACAACATCATCTGATGCAACATCAGCAGATGTAGTTGGTCTTCCTGCTCGTGCACTAGCACCGTTTGCAGAAATCACAGTTCGTGATCTAGTTTCAGAACTTGCAGCACAAAATGCTGCTAAGGATGCAGCACTTGCTGCAAAGGCTGCTTCAGATGCTGCACTTGTTAAGGCAACAGCAGAGCACACCGCTCTAATTGCAGCAGAGAAGGCTGCTTCAGCAAAGGCACTAGCAGATGCAAAGGTTGCTTCAGATAAGGCACTTGCTGATGCAAAGACTGCTTCAGATGCAGTTGTCCTTGCTAAGGATGCAACTATTGCTAAGTTAACAGCAGATAATGCTACAGCACTTAAGTCAATCAAGGATGCTTTCAATGCACTTGCAAAGAAGTGGAATGCAAAGAATCCAAAGGCTAAGGTTACTTTAGTTAAGTAATTAGTCCAACATTTAAGGGGTTACCAATTACGGTAGCCCCTTTTTTGTGCAATAAAATGATATAATAACCCCATCAGACATCAGTCTGCAAGGGGGAAAGGTAAATTAAAAAACTAATACGCATTGCAGCAGCCACAATGTTAGCATTTGGTTGGCTTCTTATGTACCCAGAGGGTGCACACTCTGATGATCCCCTCACAGTAGCAGCCCAAGAAATACAAGAACTTAACGACAGCATTGACGATCTTGTCTACAAGGATAAATTTATATCATTAATTGAAGAGGCAGAAGATAAATATGCCCTTGCCGTATCTGCAAAAGAAACCCAGACCCAAACCTCTGCCACATACGACAACTCTCTTGTCCTAAAAACCACG